TGAGAGTAACGCGGCATATGGCTTTTGCGCAAGAGAAATCCCTGATTACAAAAGCAAAACTGAGCGCACTAAATTACAACAGGTCCATAATGGCATCCGGAGAGCGTTCGCTCAAAAAATCAGAAATTCTGGATAACGTTTCCGGATCGAGTTGTTCCTTAACAAGTCGAAAAACCGTCCAACCGAGAAGTCCGGCTTCGAGATATTTCTCCGCATCTTTCATAAACCCCTCCGGACGAACGTGCCTCCCTTTGTTCCAGACACCTCCCTCCACCTCGATAAGTGTCCTAGAATCGACGTGGGCGAAGTCTGCTCGCCACTTCCGGACGGGATGAAAGCGAAACTCCTCTTCGAGTTCCGGACCATTCACCGTCTCCCAGATGCGTTTGAAACGATTCTCTAGGGAAGAAGAAGATCTCATTGTTTTACTTTTCATGCCTCCAAAGAAAAAAGTCGCCAGCAAAGCGACCACAAAGCGCACCAAGTCAAAAAAGACTCCAGAAGCGTCATGCCTGTCCGAAAAAGCGCGCAAGGTGCTAGAGGAGGAAATTTCCGCAATCCGCAAAAAAGTGGAAGCAGGGAAGAGGATTACCGTAGCGGAGCGAAACCAACTCCATCAATTTGCCTCTTCGGATGAGGAGGCACTTGCGGACTCCCTTGCCGCACCAGCAACCGTTCCCTCGATTGCTGCGCTATGCGGAGTATTGGGAATTTCGCGGGACACGTTCTACAAGTGGCGAAAGAAGTTCCCGAAAGACATTCCTCAGAACCAGACAAACGGACAATACGATGTCTCAGCTTGGAAGTCGTTTGCCAAAAAAAACAACCTCAAAGGGGGTGACGACGACGAAGCGTCTGAGGAGGATGAGGAAACTCTGGAGGAACTCAAGAAAGAGGATCTGCGGATCAAAATCGAGGAGCGGAACTTCAAACTGGCAATCCTCCGACAAGATTTCATCGCGCGGGAGGATATTCGCGAAGAAGTTACGAAACTTGTTTCGGACGCTATAAAAATTCTTCGAGATCGGTTCGAAAACGAACTTCCTCCGGTGTGTGCAGGATTGGATGCAGTCCGAATCCGCAGAGAAAACGGCAACGCAATTGACGAAGTTTGCCAGCAACTTAGACAAGGTAGCGCGCGAATGGCGGAACCCGTGCTGGAGGACGAACAAGAATGAAAACGGAAGGAAAGTCTCAGGATCAGTCCGGCAGTGATCGCTCCGCTATACGCTCTATGTGGAGGGATGCGTGGAGTCCTCCGGATCGTCGATCTCCTTGGGAGTGGGCAGAGGATAATGTTCTGGCAATTCCATACTCACCGATCCCCTCTCGTTTCCGAAGCGATAACTCTCCGTGGATTCGGAAACCTCTGGATGCGCTAGTGGATGCGGACATTAGAAAAGTCCAGATTGTCGCAGGAATCCAGTCGTCCAAAACCTTCCTCTCTGAGATTGGTTCTTGCTACATAATTAAGAACATGCCAGGACCAATGCTTTGGCTGGATCAGAAGGACGAAGAAGCGCAAGATGAAATGGAGAATCGTCTTAAACCGTTGTGGAATCACACCCCAGTAGTAAAAGATTTAGTTCCCTCTTCGATGGGTAGGAACCGATACAAAAACAAGCGAAACCAGATCACGTTTCTTAACGCGATGACTGCTTGGGTTCTCGGGGCGCATAACATTAAGAATCTTCAGCGTCGGAGCATACGTTGGCTCATCGGGGACGAAACATGGTCGTGGCCGCCAGGACACATGGCAGAGGCGGAAGCGCGAGTCACCGCCTTCGACTGGTTGGGGAAAGTGTTCTTTTCTAGCCAAGCGGGAGAGGAAGATGATGACACAGACAGATCATTCCGAGCAGGAACACAGGAAGAGTGGAATTATGTCTGCCTAAACGGGAAGTGTCAGAAATTACAGCCTTACGCATGGGATCACGTAGAGTGGAGCAAGGAGGCGAAGATACCGGAGGGGGGATACGACTACGAAATGGTCCGGAAGACGGCGCGCATTATCTGCTCCGAGTGCGGACATTCGCACGACACCTCGCAAATCCGGACGCGTCGTTTAATGAACGACACTGAGCGCGGCGCAGACTTTGTGGTGATGAATCCGGACGCTCCAAAGAACTACAGATCCTTCCACTGGAACGGTCTTTGCTCAACTCCTGCTGGTACTTTGGCAGAAATTTATTTAAGAGCAAAGCAGGCGGCGAAGCAAGGTGATCTTGAACCCTTGAAGATATTTTATCAAAAACGCCTCGCGGTTCCTTGGAATGATAACTGTGAGGACTTTAAGATGGAAATCGAAAAGTCCACATATTTTGAGGGTGATGAGTGGGATGAGGAGTGCATAATAACTCGCAAAGGCAAGGCAATCCGAAAACCTGACATCCCTCTGGAAGAAGACTTTCTTGATGACGACGGGGAACTTCTTGAGAAAGACTTTGAGGCAGAAATGAGTCACTACACAAAAATGATGCGCGGATCGGTGCGCGGGAGAATGATTCTCGTGGACTGTCAGCGAGATCACTTCTGGGTGACGGTGGACTCCTTTACAGAGGCAGGGGATACTCGACTGTTATGGTGCGGAGGGGGGAGAGAAGACAAGGTGAACTGGCCTAGTGATGACATTCGATACATCACGACATGGGATGAGATTGAGGATCTTCAAAAGAAATGGGAGGTCGCCAATCATCTTGTATTCGTAGATGCCGGATATGATACTTCACGAGTTTATCTTGAGGCGGGCAGGAGGGGTTGGACTTGCTTAATGGGGGATAGGAGATCTACATTTTCTCACAGAATTAAACCAACTCGCGATGGAGACTTCATAAAAAAAGTAGATCGGTTTTATTCTGCCGTAAAGCGCGTAAATATAGGGGGTGGGGTTGTATCCCGACTACACTACTATTCCAATCTTAATATCAAAGACATCCTTGCTAGGATTAGGACAAATCAAGATCCCGAAAAGGGGGTTACATACGAAGTTCCTGACAATGTTCCAGAAGAGTTCCTGAGACAGATGGATTCGGAGCAACGAGTAAAACAGACTAACGGAAAATCCGTATGGCAACAGATAGGCGCGCGTCCAAACCACTTTTGGGACTGTCAGTGCATGAAGATTTGCGCACTAATAATGATGAAATTGATCGGAAGGGAATCAGTTGCGGATAATGATCCTCCGGAAGAAAGTCCTTGATAGTTATCGCTTGAAGGGTGATCTTCCCAAGTCTCAAGCTATAATTGAAAATTATGAAACTTTATCTCCAACAGTTCGGTTTTGTTTTGGTCCGATTCGCTGCTTTGCTGGCGATCTGCGCAGCTTTTGGCGCGGCAGTGGCTCTTGCTGCTTTTATCGTTTCTGCGTAATTTCCCAGATCAGTCAGTCAGCGATATTGCGCAGCTGCACTTTGGGTCTGATAGAAAAGTTAAACACGCGGGGATTTTTAACTTGCTTTTTCCTGGCGCGGAAATATTCTATGCCTCGTGACTTACCTTGTTAGTTAGTCATTCAGTGTTGGAGCACCCCGTCAGTAGGCGGGGTGCTCTTTTGATTTTTGGGACACGCTTTATTGACATCGCATGGTGGAAGATGGAAACCGTTCCCGACTTTACGATTGGATTTACACAAGAAGAGGTGGAGGACATCCTCGATGCGCAAAAAGCGGAATATTCCAAGACTTTGGCATCTTTCTCGGAATCCAACTCTCAGGTAATTAAGCGAAAGATTGAAGACATCAATCTGATTATAGCAGCATGTCAGCGCGCTCTCCGCAAGTTTGATCCGGATACTTACGGGACTCAGAGCAAGGTAATGACTTCACGGGTGTCCGGTACTCTTCAAAAATGAATCTCACGACACGCCTAAAAAAAGCCGGAGCACTTCTCCTTGGGTCGCCATTCGAGTCATCGAACCAGTCCTCTCGACGCGCGAGAGTTCCTGGTAGTGCGCCAACTGATTACAGGCACGAGTATCAGGGGTGGACACGACTTGAGACGGTTAAGAAGTCTCGCTACCTCACAAAAAACTCTGGACTGCATCGAGAGCAGAGAGATCTTAATATTCTATACGGAGTAGGGGCGGATGGACTTTGGCCTAAACCTCACGTTTCCGATTTGGAATGGGTGAAAGATGCAACTCAGTTGTTCCGAGAGTGGTCAATCCGAGCCGATGTCACGAACCGATTTTCGTTTGTAGACGTGCAAAAGCTTTGTTCAGCAGCAATCGACACTGACGGGGAAATATTTGTAGTAAAAGTCCACAACCGTGCGACAGGCGAGTGCCGTCTGCAACTGCTCGAAACGCATAGGGTGGGTAACTTCCAGATCAACGATGATCCAGATCGCTACATTGACGGA